TGGCTTTAAATGACGTGTCGCAATTGTAGAATAATTAAGGACAAACCGCTTTTTGGTTGCGATAATATCACGCACCATGCGCCCCGATGATGTCCTGTCCTCACGGGCAAGCTGTATCGTTTCCTCGCTGAATTTACGGGCAAACGGGGTCAATAACTGCGGAGTTTCACCGACAACGCACAAATAAATATCGCCAATACTCATTTTTATTCACCCCTCCGCTGGTCTTCGGCAACCCTGACCGTCCTCATGCGCCGTTCAAGTTCCTTGAGGCCATAGTCATCGGCAATCAACATACCTATGTGCAAATGGACTTCCCTGCCGCCACCGCCAGCAGAGCCCGCCACAGCGGAAGATAAATTTGTCTGCGGGTGTGACACCTCCTGCTGCCTGATTGTTGCCGGCGGCGACGCAACAGCACGGTTTTCGAGGTTATCCATCACGGCGTCAGCAAGCGCCTCTGCGCCCTTTTTCATAGGCAATATGGCTTCGTCATCGGCTCCCTCTCCCACAATGGCCTGCGTGCCACCCGGACGCGATTTAGCAAACCCACCTTCTGCAAGGGCCGGAAGTGGCTGGGCGGCAATTAAACCAACTTGAACCGCACCGAGAACACCCATAAGAATAGCCATGACAATGTTCAAGGGAAAGGTCAGCGTCAATGCATTGGCAACCGCCTGAGCCGTTGCGATTATTGCGCCGAATATCGCTGCCGCTTTCTCGCGTTTCGCCTGTTTGAGCATCAACTCTTTTTTCTCTTTATCGGCTTTCTTTTCAAGCGCCGACTTCGCAGCGGCCCGTTGTTCCTCATTCATCATTGCCGTGTCGAGATACGCCTTTTCCCGCTCAAGCTGCTGGTCAATACGGGTGATTTCATTATCCGTGTATTGTTGTGTAAGGCTTACAATTTCGCTTATTACCGACGATGCCGCGCTCAACCACTGCTGATATGTTTCCTGATGTATCTGTTCAATCTGTTCAGCATAATACCGCTCAATATCGACCTTGCTTGCTCCGAGTTCCTTGGCCTTGGCAAGTGCGGCCTGTTTTTCCGCTTCCAGAATCTCAAGCCGCGTCCCGGTCAAATGCAACAGTGCCGATGTCCAGCCCTGTTCGTACTGCTCTTTTTTCTCGGCAACCTGCCGGGCAAGCTCTATTTTATGCTCTGCCACAAGGTTTTCTCTTTCTTCCTCGTCAGAAATGAGTTTCAGCCGGTTTAAAAAACTTTCATTCTGTATCTGCGCGAGTTCATCAGCGAGATTAACCTGTTCCCCGGTCGCGTCCTTCGCCACCGCTTTCTGGTCTTTGAGCAGTTCGGTATTTTTAAAAATTGACTCCCCGGCCTTGTTCATGGCCGCGGTCACTTTATCCATTTCCTTTTCGGTATCGGTTTTCAAAGAATCACGGTATGCTTTATCCGTGTCTATGATGGCCTGTTTGACGTTCTTAATCTCTTGCTCAGCATCAATCATCACTTGCGGGTCATACCACTTCCCGGATTCCTTGAGCATCTTATGGCGAGTTATCGTGTCCTCAAGCTCTTTCTGATATGCCTTTAATCCTTCAATCTCTTTTATTACTGCATTATAAACGACGGCGTCGGCGGCCTGCTTGTCCTCAACAGCCTTTAGCCGGCGGTGTGCCTCAACCACTGCCAGAATTGCCGCTACGAGCGCCATTGCTGCCACGGCACCGATTACAAACGGATTCGCAATCACACCACCACTCAACCCCATCACCGCCGCTTTAAGCGATACGAACAACGGCCCCATAATTTTCAATGTTGATATTATTTTCCCCATTACCAGCAGCACCGGCCCGAGAACCGCCAAAAACGCCGTAAATCCAAGGATTATTTTCTGTAGTTGAGGACTCAACAACTGGAACCATGTAACAAGGCTTTTTACCTTGTCGATAATGGCCTGTATTGCCGGAACCAGCTTTTCCCGCAATAATGGAAGAATCGTATCACGCAGTACCGGGATAAATTCACTTGCCAGCTTCCGAGTGAATACGGTAAATTCGGCCTTTAGCCGTTCCATGGCAATACGATAATCGTTTGCACCCTCTAACGCCTCGCCGTCCATGACAAGGCCCATGTCGTGCGCTTCCTGCCGTGCCGCGTCAAGCTGCTCGGCCGTCATGCCAAGCACCGGCCCCAGGTCGTCCATGCTACGCCCGAAAATATCCTGCGCCAGCGCCACCCGCTCTGTCGTGTTCTCGACATTCTGGAGCGATTTAATCAACTCAGGGAAAAGGTCATTCATGTCCTTGACTTGCCCGTTTGCGTCAAAAACATTTACTCCCAATTTTTCAACGGCTTCTGATGCCGGTCCCGTTCCCTTTATTATTTCGGGTAACTGGTTCGTGAACTTTGTAATAACCCCGGTCAATCCCTCAAACGATACCCCGGCAATACGGGCAACATGCTCGTATTCCTGAAGGCTATCCGTAGACAATCCGGTAATCGTGGTAAGGTCAAGTATCCTGTCTGCATATTTTCCGGTCTGGCCAGCCAGCATTGCCATGCCAGCACCGAGCGCAATAATAGGGCCACTGACAAGTTTTGTCATTGTGGCCCCGGCATTAGATACGCTTTTCCCGAATCTGTCGATTGCCCGCTCTGTCTTTTTCGCTTCCTTGTCGATTTTCGCCAATGACTTCTCAAGCGCATCCGCGCCGTCAATGCTCAATTTCCCGACAAGTGCAAATAACTCTCTCATTTCTTTTTCCTTCTCGGCTTATCAGAGCGTGCAATCCGTTGAGCAATCTTCAAAGCATTTGCCGCCGTCGTTTTCCGCTGCCGGGCAGTCATGGGCTTTTCCTTTTTCGACAATCCAAGGCCCTTTAAATATTCCCCGAATGTCTTTTTCTTTCCTGCCCCCATCTGCCAAGCAGTATATGAGGCGGCGACATACTGCATACGCACCGCCTCCGCTTCCTCTGCCTCAACATAATCAATGGCCTCCGCGAAATCGGAAACCAACATTTCCGCAAATTGAGCCGCCTGTAACCTGTAATAATATTTTACAGTGTTCAGGCTTTCTTTATACTGCCGCCTGACTGCCGGATCTTCTTGAATAGCTGCCAGGCAGTAGTAAAAAAATGGCGCGCATCCTCCCCGGTCGTAATCTGCTCAATTACTTCCAAGGTCGTCTCGGGCGGCATTTCGTCGAAATCGGCGCGGGAAACCCCGGCCAAATCTGCCAACCAGTTAATTAAATCCTCGGCAACCGAATCATAACACGCCATGAGAACCTTTGTCCCAAGCGTCACGAAAACATCTGCCGATTCCTGGTCGTCGTCGCTGACTGCGACATCGGATGACTTCCCGCCCTTTTTCTTTGCCGACGAAATCAGCTTCGTCAACTCCGACGCATTCCCGCCAATCTTGCGGAGCATGGCGACAACACGAAAGATGTCGCCATTTTTAAGTTTCCGAATTGTGATAGCCATTGATTAATCCTCCGTCGTCACATCGGGCCAACGAATTTCCCACGGCTCATCATCCAAATCGTCCGGGTCAAAATGCGCCGTAAACGTCAAGGCGACAACACCCTCATCGTTATCCGCCATGCCAACCTCGACATTGGAATCAGCCAGCGGATTGTCGATGATGCACACAATCGGGTCATTGCTCCCCGACACTTGCCCGACAAGCGCAATGTTCACCGGGTAGTCATCATTGGAAATCGTGAGCGCCCGGGTAATCTGCGTGTGGGTTGGCGATACAAGCGGGTAATCCGCCTGGCTCGACCCGGGGAACATCAACTGCCAGACATCAGGCGAGAACTCGATGATATTCGCCGTCAGTTTTGCGACAACGCGGGTAATCCTGCGACTGCCCTTGACCGGCCCCTTGGCTCCATCGACAACCATTTCCCTGTATTCCGTTTCAACCGAAAAACTGTTGCCGCCGCGAGTCGCGCCAATCAGCACTTCGCCCGATTCCCCATAATCTTTGTAGACGGCGCCAGCGTCGATAATCAACCGCCGATAGGTGTCGTCAGTTACTCCATGATACCGTGCCATACCAATACCTCCTGTTTATGATGAAAGATTTTTAGCCCACGCCATGCGTCCGGCTCTCGCCTCAAATTGAACATTATAGTGATAGCTCCGAGGGTCAGTATCCAGTACCGGCCCCCCGGATGCCCTGAATAACCGTATGCAATGATACCGCGTACTGGTCATAAGCTCCGCCCGGTCAAGCACCTCGTCAAGCCTCTGGACAACTGCCCGGCCGGTTGCCCTGTTTTCGGTATAAGCCCACACGTCGAGCGTAATTATAAACGAATCAACAGCCGGATTTCCTCCGTCGCTTTTATTGATATAAAAAGTAATGTACGTGTCATTTATCGAAACATCCTCCGGGGCCTGCTCTGAAAATATCGCCGGGGCGCTGCCATACGTTGACAGATACCCTGTCAATGTCGTGTCTGCGGCCAATCGGCTTAATAACGCAGCTTCAAACATAATCAGTCCATGGCTCCATAAATATTTTTCTCACGTTGTCGGCCTGCTCTTTCAGCGTCGGGACAAAAAACGGCCTTGGTGCGACATGCCCTGATTTTTTTCCGTCTTTCCTGACTCTTTCCCTGGTCCCGAACTCCAATAAATGTGCATGGTGTGCAGGGGCCCGAAACCCGACAAGGGCAGAATCTACGCCATCAATTCTGTATCCGACACCTTTTAATAGCCGGCCAGATTGTTTCCCCGGTGGTTGCCCCGGCTTGCTTGTCGCGCTGTTTTTTAATTTATCCTTGACTGCTTTTGTCACTAATTTTGCCGCTGCCGCGACCCGTTTTTTTTCCGCCTTGTAGACATCCTTCATTATTTCTTTCATGTGGTTCCGGTATTCAACGGCCATTGCGTTCATGTTCGCACCTCTTTGCATGTGCAGATCTTCAACACAGTGCGCTCTTGTATTTTCTCCACTGCCAATATCTCAAAATACCGGGAATCAAAATAAAAACGGTCATCCTCATTTATCGAAATATCGCCGCGCAATTTAAAAACGATGTCGGCGTGAATATTAATAGACTGGTATTCAAAGACCTGTTCTGCCTTAATCGGATTCACTGCCGCCCAATACGTCCCGACTGTCGCCCATGACTTCGTAAAACCGCCCTCACCGTCTGCCGTTCGCGTTACCCGCTGAAGCGTTACACGGTGCCGCAGGTCTGTTGCGAGTGTTTTTTTCCCTTCACGATTCATATCACACCGCACCAAAAGACCAAGTCATTGACTCCATGCCGCCGTCTGTCCATTCCGGCTTGTATTCAAGCATTGAACAAGAGCGGTATAAAACCGGATATTTAACATCCGATGTATGGCATATCTGAAATTTTTTATTGCCTGCAAATAACAGCGTTTTATTCCATGTCCTCGGCAATTCCTTGATCCACCAAAGACGGTCAATGTGATCATTTTTTGGTTTACATATTTCAGATAATTCTTTTCCGTCTTTTGAATAATTGGTGTATTTATCAGGCTCAAAACAGAGATATTTATCACAGAAAAGCGCATTCAATGTCGGCTTGATAATGCTTTTTGTCTTTATTATCGGGGTGCCATCAAACCACCAGCGTGTATATGCAATCCCGCCGCTGGCATCTAAATTTTCTCGCGCCCTCTGCGGAGATACGATTTCGGCAACAACAAGAATGCTCAATACGTTTTTCCCTTTGCCTGTTATTTTAAAATCAACAACCCCGCCAAACTCCTGCTCAAAATGCTCCTGTTTATTAATCCAATATTCGCAGCCCTCACGAATAAGCCCGGTGTCCCATGTTCCATATTTCAGGCTCCGGCATGTCCCGCCTTTTGCCGGGTCAAGTATGCATCGATAATGCGCATTTTTTATTTCGTATTGTCCGGCGTCGTTTTTATTAATTGATATCATGGAAGCTGTATCCTGTCCGGCGCAAGTAAATCATAAAACTGCTTCGGCGCACTTCCCGATTCTGCCGTCCGGTTCTCATACCGATACGCGCAATAAAGCATGATGGCATCCTTGACAGTTTCCGGCACACTCGCGGCCGTATCGCCATATCCGGCCAGATACTTAATTCTGACCGCATCTATCGGCCTCAACGTATCTGTAGGCCATGTCACGCCATACCCAAGGGAAACCCGCCCGGGCTCCGACCGTGTATCAATGATGAAATTACCCGTCCCGATTGACGGGTCTGGCTCCGGCGTGGTGCTGGTCGTTTCGTCCTGCAAATGCGTATAATACAGTATCGTTTCCGCATTCAAATAATCGAAATATGAAATCTGTAATACCTGTTGCAATGGCGGGTGAGGTATCTTAATGACATCACCGGGAAACTTATCCAACACAATTTCAAGCGTCTGCGTAATAAACGCCCGGCGCTGATAGTCCTCTGCCAATTTTCGCGCTGATTTAATCCACGATTCAATCAACGCATCTTCAGTCGACAGGTCAATCCGCGTATGCAGTTTGACTTCTGCGGCTGTTACCGGCTCAACCGTCGGGGCAGTTACTAAATAAAGACCTCGGAAGTCCATTTAACATTTTTCCTTTTCCAGAAATCCCGCCACCATGTTCTGCTGTCGCGGTATTCGTGGGCTACGATGGCACGGTGGTCTATTTTCCATGTAAAAATATTGTCGACAGTCATAAACTCTTTGAATGTAACTTTGCCTTTTAATTGCTTTACTGTCACGGCAAGTGCAGGCATTTCCCTTACAATTCCTGCCGTTTCATGGTTTTTATACCACGCATCAAAAAACAAATCAGTACCCGGCGTTTTCCTGAAACCAATAAAAGCACCGTAATAAATCCGTATTGGCAATTCAGCATTGCATTTTTTGAATGTCACAGAATAATAGGACATCAATTTTCTTTTTACGGGCCAATCGCCATAGACGCGCAGCACAACATCACACCCGGCCATGCTGTCAAACACCTGCTCAATGCCCTTATTCTGCAAAACAGAATCACAATCCAGATAAAGCGTCTCGTCGAATGGGGTAAGTTTATTCAGCATGAGCTTTATCTGCCGATTGCTTTTTTTTAATTTCGATACGTCCCGGAACTCAATTCCCGTTTCCCAATCTTTCGACCGTGCGCTTTGCGGTATATTCGTTAATACTAATATTGGCAAATTTGTCATTGTCCGGGAATACGATATTGCTCGCGCCGCAAGGCGTTCATACCGCGTTCCGAACACAACGTATATCAAGCCCTTATTTGGCATATAATGCCCCGTAACCGCTGTACATTGTTAAATGCACACACTTTCTCAACGCCCGCACAAGGTCAAGATGTCGTTTTTCAGGTATGCAGCATTTTTTATAGTGCCACTGCACAAATAGTACATCAATATGAACTATCGCTCCCGTCTGTACCATGTGTTCAAGGACATCGTACTCTGCACCCTCAATATTCATTTTAACAGAGACACGCGGGCTGTCGGTAAATTGCGCACGTATCCACGCCGAGAAATCAACCGTTTTCACTTTGACCGGCTTTTCAATATTCAGGTTCCCGGTGCGCTTTTCCTTGTAAACACTTGAACCCTGCACACGCCCCGGGTTCGCCCTGCTGATATAGAAATCCATTTCCCCGTCACATACCCACGCTGCCGCATTAATCCTCACAACGTCGGGACCATAATTGATATTCCCGATAACCGGATTACACTCCCATGCGAAAATCTTTGTCCCCGGTATCCAGTTCCGACTCTGCCGGTATCGGTTTATTGTCAACCCGCGATATGCGCCAACGTCGATATATACAGGGCAATTCATGATTTCCGAGGCCTCCCGCGGCCGCGCTTTTCGCCGCTGCCAGACATTGCATTTTCAATTTTCGCGCCGGTAAGCATGATAATGCCATACGCGGCAAGGCGCATCGAGCGCACGCCAACGGCCTCGATGAAATCACCGATATCATACAATTTTGCCTTGTCGCTTCCGAATCTCGGACCGTCCATAAAACGCTTCATCACCTTATACTGCATAGAAACCCCGTTCAATAAAGAAAAGGGGAATGAAAGACAGGTTATGATTCCGCTTTCATTCCCTTTCTGTTAAGTGTGAAAATTACGCAGCCTCAACATACGCGCCGTCGTCAATCGGGACATAGAACAACGTCCACTTGATTGACCCGGTATGCGTCGCTCCGACCGTCGCCTCAATCGCGCCAATTGCCACAGCAAACGGCGTGGTCTGCATCGGTACGCTGCCGCTTTCGCCGCGCTGCATCGCCGTTGCCGCATTGTTGCCAGCAACCGTGTAAAGCGTCCCGACCTCATCAGCAGACAGGTCAAGATTGGAACAAATATCCGTACTTGTCCCGGTTGTCGGATCTGCGACAAGTTTGAAATTGATGGTCTTGGTTTCCATTATTGTCGTGACTTCGCCTATAATGCCCGTAACCATCACGCGCCCGCCGGCTATCGTGAAAAGCTCCTCCCCGGTCGTGATGTTGTCGGTTGCCCGCTCAACCTTCCGGCCAAGAAAAAGGTCGCGCATCGCTTTTCCCTGAAGAAAATCACTCATTTTGTTTCCTCCCCTTTTACGCTTCCGCGGTTACAACTGCATCACTGATATAGCGGGGCTTGCCAAGAACAGCAACCACG